AGTGGGAGTTGGAGTTGTGGTGGGAGTTGAAGTTGAAGTTGGAGTTGTTGTAGGAGTAGGAGTAGTTACAACAGGAGGAGTATATGAAGAGCCTCCACCTCCACCTCCTCCGCTTATTTTAAATTGTATTGACCTTCCAGATGGTGTGCCGGGCATATTAAGAATTTGGTTGATTTGGGTTCTTGTTTTTTATTTTAGCCACATCAGCAGATGCGGCTGATGGATTCTTTTTATAATAATCCATCATTTTATTTTCTTCTTGCTTCCATTTTTGATTAAAAGAAGTGAGATCTGGTTTTTCAATTTGTGGGGCAGATCCTTGAACGCCATCTCCTTTTGAAATTGATCCACTTGCTGCAACTTGAGAAGATGTAGGCTGAACACCAGTTACCATTCCAACTTCAGATGTGGCTGGCCTTGATTGCAATACAGCTCTATTTTGTTCTGGAGTGTTGGTTGCAGACAATCCTGCGGCAGCTCTTTCTGATTGTCTATTTACAATCTCTTGACCGATAGGTTTTTGAACCCAGCTAGGAACTTGAGATTCTGCGGTTTGTCGTGCTTTAAACTTATCAAGATTGGGAGTGAAAGGATTTCCTGCACCACCTTCATATCCTGGTGCTTTATATCCCTTAGCTTGTGCTGTAATTCTAGGATCTTCTTTAACTCTTGCAAGCGGCGTTACAGATATAATATTCCCAGCAACATCTCTTTCTGTTGAATAACGCCTCCCTTCTTCTGGTGTAAATCCTTCTAGCTTTTCCATTTTTCCAGATCTTCCGATAGCTTCATCTACGGATTTTCTTGCTGCCTCCAATGCTTCAGAATATTGATTTGCTTTTTGAGCAGCGTTCTGTGCGGATGGATTTGTAATTGGCGATTGGCTAAATTCTCCTGACTTCAAAGCTGGAGTAACATCAAACTGACCACCAAAAAAATTTTTCTTTGGCTCTTGTGGAACTAAAGAAGATCCAAACAAATTTTCTACAGGAGATTTAAATCCTTCAGTAAATCTTCCTAAATATGTATTATAACCATATGGGTTAGGATTGATCTCCATCATTGCAGATCCAGCTTGTTGTCCAGCTTTAGCCATTGTTTGTTGAGCACCTTGAGCAGACCTTTCTAATTGTTTGGGTATGCTTGGAGTTCCTGCGGTTGGTCTAAGCCCTGGATTATCCCTAAAGAATTGTTCCTCCCTTGCTTGGTCTGGCTGAGTCCAATACTCACGGAAACCTCTCCAATAATCAGGATCAGTCAAATCCTTGTAAATTTCACTAATGAAATTTGGATCATTTGAAGTATAGGGATATGCCATATTACACTAGGTTCTGCATGATGCCTGGGGCAAATGCTTTGGTTTGGATTTGAATCTGAGCAAGCTCTCCGTCTTCAAAGTTGACAGTCTCATCATTCAGAGCCTTGTAAGCATAGTCCCAATATACTTGCGCCCTCTCTAGCTCGTTGATGTTCTCGTAGTTATAGGCTTGAAGACCATAACGATAGGCATTCCTATTGGAAGGGATGAGTAAGTCCGTACCATTCACAAGTGGCACATACGCCCTTCTCACAATACAATACATCGTGCGGTTCTCAGGAACTTTGCCCATCACCCTGTAGCGTTGTGTGTCTGCCGTGGCTCCGCTGGGCAGAGGGCTTGCAGGAGTGTTGCCTTGACGAATGATCTGGAGATCTCCCACGTAGTTAGGGGGAAGCCAACCAAGGCTACCCTCATCCCAAGGAAACCAATCTGGCATCACATCACCAAGCTCACCAGTCAGATAGTCTGGATCAATAGCCAGAATTTTCAAAACGCTCTCAATACCAGGCACAGTATCAAAGTAGTTATTCCCAAGTGAGTCTTGACTAACAGTGAAGGAATAAATAAAGCGGTTTCCCTTCCACTGACCAGAGTTAATAAACCTCTCGTTTACAAAATTTATCCCTGCCGATACAGCAGGATCATTAGGCCCCTGTGAGGAAATAAATGGCGCAAATAAAGTTTGAGCCTGTGAAAATGTAAGGGATGCCATAATCAGGGTAAATAATTACCTCTGTATTCTTTGCCAAGTCAACTACTTAATTACTCATCCTCGCCTTCAAACTCCATCTCCACATCAGCTAACTGATCACTGATATACTCATTCACGTAAGTATTTATCATTCCCTTTAAACAGAACTGATTGCCAAAGGCAGTGTGGAGAAACTCTGTTTTACCTTCAGTCTCCTTCGTCATCAGTATCACCCCTGCCTCAAAGAACTCAGCCGCTAGGTTCCTTATTTGTTGCATGGCGTATTCTGCACGTTGGGTTTCCTTGATGGGAACGGCCTTAACTGGCTTAGTTGTGCGTTTCTTTGCCATACGACTTCCTTCTACTTGATCCTTTTTATCTAGGATAGGAGAATTTCAATTTCGTTTTTTATTTCTTGAGTGAGTCCTCCCCAGCTCCAAAATTGCTTAACATAAGTGGGAAACTCAGCAGGACTCATCCATGTAAAGGCGTTATATCTTTGGTTATAACACCACGCTCCAAAAGAGTTAAACTCACTAAACCTTCTATATGGACGTTTCTTTAACCACACATTAAGTGCCTCTCCATGTTTGTTAAACATGAATTGCCTAAATGCCACAAGCTCATCCTTTGGCATAAGGAAAGGATGCCTTCTCATAAACTCAAACTCTGGTTTGAATCCCAATGCTTCTTGCACAATCGGGGGCCAAGGAGATGCCCCGTCAGGCACACTCTCATACAACCACACAGGCTTCCCTTCGATAAAAAGATCCTCTGGCTTTAGTTCTTGAGTAAGGATGCAATCACTGTCCAGAACCAACACATAGGGAGATCCGCAGAACTGGTCGCAAAAGAGCTTGTCATTCTGCTGCCCAATATAATCGTCATCCCATCGATTAACCAGATGCACCACCTCGTTCCCTGCCGGAAGGGAAGTGATGTCTTGACCTGGGATACAGAGATGAACTTTACCAAATCCTTTTGCATATTTCTTGATTGATCTCAAGCAATATTCAAGCCAAGGGAAATCCCCAGAATAGCTTCTAATAAAAATATCTACATTCATTTTGGAATACAAAGGATGTCATACTGCATCCCATCTGGATCTGGATAGCAAGTAACATCATATCCATGATCGTACATGAATAGCATAATGTCCTTTGACTCAACTCCCTGCTTCTTTAAAGCATGATAATTGATCTCTATCCACATCTTAGGACGGAATTTCTCAATCAATCCCTTTGCACCCTGTAAAGCCTTCAGCTCATACCCCTCCACATCCAGTTTGATGAAATCCAATCTATCAAGGTTCAGCTCATCCAAGCACATGAGCTTTATAGCCTCGCCAGACGCTCCGATTGAACTTGCCCCCACATTGTCGCAGACTTCTAGGAAAGCCTCTCCTGCGTGGCTACAAAGCCCGTAATTGAATGACTGGGCATGAGGGCAGTTATGAACCAAGCACTGAAACGCTTTAGGATTAGGCTCAAAGGCAATGACGACCCCTTCATCCCCCACGGCATTCAGATAAGCTATCGTGTGGTCTCCTATAAAAGCTCCAGCATCCACCACCACATCCCCTGGCTTGATATGCTCCAAGATAATCGGTAAGGCATACTGATCGTGGTCGAGTCTCCCAGACTCGATGACCCACGAAGAGATATGCGTGTCTCCTTCCAGAACGGCAATTCCGTTCTCCATCACTTTCATTATTTTAAATCTTTAAGCTGATTCTTTACTGCCTCTTTAGCCCCCATAGGCTTAGACCTCTTTGAGAGCATCTCGTCAATCTTATCAGCTTCATTCTTCTGCTCTTTGGTCACTGATGGCACATCATCACCAGATAAAATCCTAGAGATAATCGACTGCTTCAAAGCAGTATCGTTGGTGGCATATTGACCTAAAGTCTTCCTCCATTCCTGTTGTTCTGGATGAATGTCAAAAGCAGGGTCATACTTCTGCTCTCCCATCAAATGACGAGCTGCTTCAATCTTTAGCAATCCAGCCCTCTTCTTGGCATCTGACATATATTCATTGTATGGATTGGCAACAATCACCCTATCAGACTTTGGATCTGTTCCATTCTCGCCGCCACCCCATGCCATACCAGCAACTTGTGGGTTAGCCTTAAAATAAGAATCTAATCCTAACTCTTTAGCATCCTTCACAGGATACCCATATGCCATTTCGTTCGTCATCGCCGATAGAGTGCCTTATCATTTTCTGGTTGTAAAGTGATTAAACTCTCTTGACGCATCCCTTGTCTTACCACATATTACTCCCATTCCTAGACCGTAGCGGGTCAATCAACTTTCGCCGAAAGGCAAGAGGCCCACGTGAGATCCGCTACTCTCCGTGGGTCTTTCTTTTTAGATACCCCACAAAGGAATTGAGGATAGGCGTGAATGCGTACCACGTAATCCAATAACAGAGGCGTTGGAGCAACCAAAACTCCCTCCCCTTTGAATAAGGAGAAATCCTCTGCAAGAGCCTTTCTTTTCCTTTATCTCTCTTTCCCCAGTATCGTCTGGGGGGATAATAGGGGGGTTTCTCTTTGTTTCCTTTTCTTTAAAACATGGAGGATGACTTGCCCTCTGCAAGAGCCTATCATATCATCATGCGCGGCGGGGCACCAAGCCCAACGCCAGCGCAAATGAATAATCAAAAAGAAATACTTAGAGAAGCAAAACTCCGAGCACTAAAGGGCGAGGAGCTAAGTGAACTAGCTGGTAAGCTAGATCCAGAATACTTCAGACGACTCGTCTGCTTCATTAAGGACTTACCCAGCGAGGTGGCCGAGCGTACGATCTTTGGTAAAGCTCACTGGAACTCGCAGAGTGACAGCAGGAAGAAGAAGCGGAAGTAATGTCACTGGGGTTTTTTAGGAAAAATTTGTATGGAGGTTTTCTCGTAAACACGGGGGCAAACCTCCCGAGGTCGAGGGGGGTGCCCGTCACCCTCCTACAGAGAAATAGAGTTCCTTAACACTTCCGACCCATTAACAGAGAAGAGTAGTCTATAACTACAGATAATGAACAATCATGAATAGTGACCTTCGTTGATTATCAACGAGTTACATCGATGAGGGCTTCTGCGCTCATGTT